TATTATAGGAGTCTGTAATTATGCCAAGATTTAATAATGGTGATTTAGTTGTATTTGCAAAACCTAGTAGAGTTGAACAATTAATTCTAGAAAGTAACTATGATTATTCTGATATCTATTATAACTGGGATGAATACATGGTTAACGAAGTTGATGCTGAAGGTAATATTTTAACTTATGATTATGTTATTTATTATGGTGAAGATAGTGATGGAAATGAGTATGAACTTGATGAACCTGAAGGATCAGGTGACCGAATGGAATATAATCTTTCAAGTGAATATAAACCATACACTAAAGCTATGCTTAAAGAATTAGTTGCTTCACTTAATAACACAAATAATGCTATTTGTTATAAAGTGCTTCAGTTATATCGTAAACATAATGACAACCCTAGCACAACATTTAAATGGAGAATCGCATGAGATGTTTAGCCTGTAATAAAGTGTTAAGTGATTTTGAAGCTACGCGTAAGTCTGCTACTACTGGGCAATATGTAGACTTATGTAACCATTGTTTTCATGATGTCGAGTATGACATTGCATCAGTAGTTCGTGAAGACTTACGAGATGAAGAGTCATTTGATGAAGCTTCAGAATTTGACGGATTAGAAGGAGAAATATTCAATGACATCCAAGAATGACATAACTGGTGACTGGATTAAAAGTAAACCAAACTCTGAACAATTTGAAGAAAACTTTGACAAAATATTTCGTAAACATTTAAAAGAAAATAAAAAACTACACATTGACTTAGCTGAATATGAACTTGACAAATCTACTGGTGAAGTAATTAAAAAGGTAAAAGATTAATTGGCTTTTATTCAACATATACCATGCCCCAAGTGTGGTAGTCGAGATAATCTAGCAGAATATGTAGATCATTATTATTGTTTTGGATGTCGTTACTGGAAATCTAAAGATGACTTACAATCTATCCGAAGTAGACTGTCAGAGTCGGAGGCTACGACGATGCAGTCTAATGAGGATTATTCTGTCACTGTAATTGATACTATCCCACAAATTGCTAGACAATGGCTACTAAAGTATGGTATAACACAAGAAGATATTAATACCTACAAACTGGGCTGGTGCCCTAGTAACCATACACTTGTGCTTGTCAACACACCAAACTATTGGCAAGGTAGAAACTTTAGTAATGGTGCTAAATATTTATCTAAAGGTCGTAAACCCTTGATTTTCTATGGAAATGGTGCTATACTAGTATGTGTAGAAGATGTAATTAGTGCTATTAAAATTAATAAAGCTAATAAAAATGTAACATCTATTCCTCTACTGGGTTCAAGTATACCCCTAGAACTTACAGAAACCATTCTAGAACGCTTTAAAATTGTTAGGCTATGGTTGGATAGGGATAAAGCAACAGAAGCTGTTAAAATGGCTAGAAATTTAAAACAACAAAACATAGACATTGAAGTTATTATTACAGAACATGATCCTAAAGATTATAGTTTGCAAGAAATAGATTCAATCATAAAGGATAAACTATGAAACAACCTGACGCTTGGCTCTATGAAGAGTATGATACTGCAGGAGCACTTCGTGCTAAGTATCTATGGTCATTTCTTCCTGCTGATTTAAAACAAGTTACTAGACACAAAGACGTGCATCACTTTGTGCTCACGCCTTTGTATCTCAATGTAAATGAAAGAAAAGTTTACAATAAAGAAAACAAATACGATAGTAAAAAACTTACAGAAGCTTTTTGTGGTCTGTAGAAAGGAGTTAGATGGTAGAAAAACAAATAATTAAATTGTTTTGTGAAGACAAAGAACTCTTTACAAAGTATTATAGATATGTTAATATTAATTATATAAAGATTAATTATAATAATATATATAAATTATTTAATGTAGTATCATTATACTATAGTAAATATAATACTAGTACTACTATTACTAATAATGAATTAGAAATATATTATAATAGTAATTACTTATTACGTGATCAAGAAAGAAAAGAACTTAGTCTTCTTATTGAAGACATCTTTAATCAAGACACTACTAACAAAGACATCATCATCTCACTACTAGAAGAACATCGACGACGTTCTCTAGCAGGTCAAGTAGCTATGACAGCTTTGGATGTAGAAAGTGGTAAGAAAACAACAGAAGATCTACTCAATTTGTTTAACGAGTTTGAGCATCAAGAAGTTGAAGCTGAAACAATTAAACCAGTTGATATGGATTTGGAGAACTTGTATGATACACAAATATCTACGCCAGGTTTACGTTGGCGTCTTGATTGGCTTAATAAATCTCTTGGTTCGCTTAGAAAAGGGGATTTTGGATTCATCTTTGCACGGCCAGAGACGGGTAAAACTACCTTTCTGGCAAGTGAAATTACTCATATGGTTACTCAGACTGAAGGTGATATTCTTTGGTTTAATAATGAAGAACAGGGTAAGAAGGTAGGTATAAGAGTCTACCAAGCAACGCTTGGTTTAACTCTACAAGAATTATTTAGTGACAAAGTTACGAATAAAGAACGATACAATAGACTAACAGGTAATCGTATTCACATTCTAGACTTTGAAGACTCAAATAATAAAGCTCGTATTGAAGCAGTATTAAAACAATATAACCCAGCTCTTATTATCTTTGACCAGATTGATAAGATAAGGGGATTTAAAGGAGAACGTAATGACTTGGAACTTAAACAAATTTATCAATGGGCTCGTGAAATTGCTAAAACGTATGCCCCAGTTATTGCTGTTTCGCAAGCGTCGGGGGAGGCCGAAGGCAAGCTATTTCTAACCATGGATCAAGTTGACGGATCCAAAACAGCCAAACAAGGTGAGGCTGATTGGATCCTAGGTATAGGTAAAGAACAAGATAACCTTAGTCGTAGTAGATATTTTAATATCTGTAAGAACAAACTAGTAGGTGACACTGATACTTTACCTGACTTACGACATGGCTCAACACAAGTATTAATTAAATCGGATATTGCTAGATATGTCGACATCTAAATGGACAAGATGGATACTACTAGACTGGGATGGTACAATAATACGATGGTTTGACTATCCCGCTACTGGTACTGTGTTGTATAAAGAACCTAAGATTAACCTAAATGATTTTGAGGAGTGTTTATTTTGAGTATAGAAATTGATGAAGTGTTAAGTGCTAGACCTGATTTGACTATTGCAGACCTCTATGATATAATAGATATTATGGATGCTAATGATACACTGTTAGAATCTGTCAATAAATATTATCCATTAGAACAAAGGACGGGCGATTGCGCAGCTTAGTGCTAGATGTTGAAACAACCATTAACAACAAAGGTAATCCATTTGACGAAAGGAATAAACTCTGTTATGTTGGACTCTATAGTACTGATGGGACTTATCTATATGATATTGGTTACAGCGGAGATCCTCTTCGAGAAAGACTTGACGCTATACAAAGAAGCATCGACAATCACGATCTTATTGTTGGCTTTAACATTAAGTTTGACTTGCATTGGTTAAGACGCTATGGAATTAACTTTGTGGATAAGCGTATTTGGGATTGTCAGTTGGCTCATTTTATACTTACGGGCCAACAACATCCCTATCCAAGTCTCAATGGTGTTGCTGACTTCTATGCTTTGGGTAGTAAACTTGATATCATTGCTACTGATTATTGGAAGAATGGGATAGATACAGATCAAATTCCTAAAGAATTACTTGAAGAGTATTTAACTCAAGATTTGCATTTAACGCAAAAAATATATAAAAAACAAGCTGAGCAATTTGCATCTGACGCAAAACATATGCAAAGACTATTCAGTTTACATAACCAAGATTTATTAATATTACAGGAGATGGAATACAATGGTATTAGATTTAATGAAACGGAGTGCATTAAGCTTGGGGAAGAAACTAAAAAAGACATTGAACATATTGACTCAATTCTTTACACTTACCATAACCTTCCTGAGTTTAATGCTAATAGCACTGAACATATTAGTGCTCTTCTCTATGGGGGATCTATTAAGATCAGACGTCAAGAAGTTGTTGGTACTTTTAAGACAGGGTCTAGAGCGGGCTTACCAAAAAGCCAATGGAAGGACTATAACATAGAGTTTAAACGTATTGTTAATCCTATTAAAGGATCTGAACTAGAGAAAGAAGGCTACTTTTCTAACGATGAACAAACATTACGATTACTCAAAGGTAATAAAAAAGCTAAAGAATTAATAGAACTTATCCTAGCCAGAGCTACGCTAGAGAAACGATTGTCCGCATACTATGAAGGACTCGTACAACTACGTAAGACTATGAACTGGGAAGAAGGTATATTACACGGTGTTCTTAATCAATGTGTTGCTAAGACAGGTAGGTTATCATCAACCAAACCAAACTTACAAAACTTTGATGGAGAAATTAAACAACTATTTGGGAGTAGGTATGCTACTGCAAGCTGACGCTAAGGCATTAGAGTGGGTCTGTGCTACATACCTATCTCAAGATGAAACTGCTATAGAGGAGATATGGAACAATGTCGATCAGCACACTGACAACCAAAATCGTTTTGGTTTACCTAGTCGTCTTATTGCTAAAACTTTTGTTTTTCGGCTTATCTACGGAGGTTCAGCCTATAGTTACGCTAATGATCCTAACTTTACTGATGTCTCTAAATCTGAGTCCTTTTGGCAAAACGTTATTGATGAGTTCTATAAAAAATATCAAGGTCTTGGTAAGTGGCATAAAGAAATTGTTAACAAAACTATAAGAGATAGAAAACTAATAATGCCTACAGGGAGGGTATATTATTATGAACCTGAAATAAAATATGGTAAAGCTAAATGGCCCCGCACACGAATCCTTAACTATCCAGTGCAAGGACTCGGTGCTGATTTGATGGCTATTGCAAGAGTAAGTCTAGCTAATAGACTAAAGAAAGTTGAAGGAGTTAAACTAATTAATACTGTACATGATTCGATTATACTTGACTATGATGAGAAAGTATGCGATAATATTAGTATAGTTAAATTAGTTGATGGTTGTTTTACAGACGTTCCCAGTAACTTTAAGAAGTTATTTGGGGTTGAGTTTAATCTTCCTATGAGGGTCGAATGTCAAGTTGGACCTAATTGGGGTAATTTGGAGATAATGCATGTTAATTAATATTGTTGATGTTGGTTCACCTAGTACTAAATCTTCTTCTAATGGTAGATCTTATCAAGAGATTGAAGTAACTTACAAAACTGAGAATGGTCAAGTAAGTAACAAACGACTTATGTCTTTTAGTAATCCTTCTGTGTTTAACCACATTAAAGGTTTAGTTAAAGGTGATTCTGTTAATGTAACTACTGTTAAAAATGCCAAAGGCTTTTGGGATTGGACAGGTATTGGAGGTAACGAAGTGTCTGAAGCTACACCTAAAGAAAGTAAACCTAGTACTACTAATCGTGTAACAGGTAGTAACTATGAAACTAAAGAAGAACGTGCCGCCAGGCAAGTCTATATCATTCGTCAGAGCAGTCTTTCCACTGCGGTTGAACTCTTAGGACCAGGTAAAACTGTTGATGAAGTTATCAATGTTGCTAAACAATTTGAAGCTTATGTCTTTGCTAAGGATCCTAATCCTACTAGAGAAGTAAACTTTGATGATTTAGAGGATGATATTCCAGTTTAATGAAAGCACTTATTGATGCTGATATAGTGGCGTATAGGGTTGCCTGTACGCTACAAGATGATGATGCTCAGGAGTTTGCGTATGCTAGGACAGAAGATCTTGTAGATCAAATCTTAGTTAATACGGAAGCTACTGAGTATAATCTTTATTTAACGGGTAAAGATAACTTTAGGTATACTATATACCCTGAGTATAAAGCCCATCGTCCTAAAGAAAAACCTGTATGGTTAGAAGCTATTCGTCAATATCTTATTGCTACATTTAATGCAGAAGTTATTGATGGCATGGAAGCTGATGATGCACTTGGGTTAAATCAAACAGAAGATTCTGTTATTTGTTCTATTGATAAAGATCTTCTTATGATTCCAGGCAAACATTATAACTTTGTTAAAGATGAATTCTATGATGTTACTGAGTTTGAGGGTCTTAAACATTTCTATAAGCAATGTCTTATGGGAGATAGATCTGATAACATTAAAGGCATAGAAAAGATTGGTACCAAAAAAGCAGACAAGTTATTAGCAGAGTGTGAAACAGAAAAACACCTGTTTGATGCTGTAAGAAATGCTTATGGTAATGATGAAGAGTTTAAGATGAATGCTCAAGTTCTTTGGATTAGACAAAAAGGAAAGGAAAACTGGTTAGATGCTTATATCAAACTGTGTGCAGAATAAAGACGGATCGTTAGACTTTGAGTTTCATGTAGATGCTAAAGAAGCAGCTTTCTTAATGGACTATGCTATCAAAGAACTGGTGCGTAGAGGTGTATTTGAAGTTGCAACAGACCAAGTACAACAAGAGTTAAATCTATTCAAAGAAGAAGGAGGACATGTTAATTGATTGTTCTTATTTGGGTAGCTTTAATGGTATTAATTTATGAAGGAGAATGGAATGAGTAAAGGTAACTCCCCAGCTTTCCCATGTCAAGATAAAGATAAACAGATCTGGACTGGTATGAACCTTAGGGATTATTTTGCATTAGAAGCTATGAATGCTTATATGAGACGCAATGGTCCTATAGACTCTACAGATATAGCTAAAGTTGCATATCAAGTATCGGATGCAATGCTTGAACAAAGAGCCAAATATCCTTAATTACTACTATCATCATT